AGAAGCAGCAGCGGTTGAAGCTGCTCGCCCAACTGTAGTGACAGCAACTACATTCGTGCGCGAGCGCGTAGCACCAATTACATCAGCACAGTACCTAGAAGCAAACATCAAGGCAGCACTTGGTGATGACGAAGCACGCCGCGTAATCCGCGCAGCTGACGATTCAACATCAACAAACACAGGCCTTACACTTGCACCACACCTAAACACATTTATCACAGACACCTTCACAGGCCGTCCAGCATTCGAGGCAGTAACACGCTCTGCTCTAACAGAGTCAGGCATGTCATTCACAGTTCCACGCATGTACACAAACGCATCATCTGCTAACACAGCACCAACAGTTGCAGACACAAACGAAGGTGCAGCACCATCTGAGACAGGTATGACATCTGCATACGACACAGTAGATGTAAACAAGTTCTCAGGCTTACAGCGCGTATCATTCGAGCTTGTAGATCGTTCATCACCTGCATTCATGGAATTGATGATGACTGAACTTCGCAAGGCATACGAAGCAGCGACAGACAAGGCTCTTATCGCAGCGTTCACAGCAAGCGGAACACAGGCAACTGGAGTTGCAGCAACAGCAGCAGGATTACAGTCATTCATCTCTGTAGAAGGCGCAGCAGCTTACAAGGGTACAGGCGGAGACTTTGCTAACAAGCTAGTCGCATCGACTGACCAATGGGCAGCAATCTCAGGATACGCTGACACAACAGGTCGTGCACTTTACTCAGCACAAGGCCCAACATACAACGCATCAGGTAACGCAGTAGCGACATCTGTCCGCGGTGGAATTCTTGGTACTGACTTGATCGTGGATCACAACATCACAACATCAGGCGTAATCGATGAGTCAGCATTCCTTGTTGCACCTGCATCTGTTTACACATGGGAGTCACCAACAACACAGCTTCGTGTCAATGTATTGACAACTGGCGAAATTGAAATCAACCTTTACGGATACCTAGCAATCTATGTTGCTAAGTCAGGTAAGGGCGTTCGCCGCTTTAACTACACAGCACCATAAGAAGCAACTAAGTACGCTCTAGGGGGTCAGTAGCCCTCTGACTCCCTAGAGTCTTTAGAAAGGAAAAGCAATGGCATTAACGACAGTCAGCGAATTACGCTCCACACTTGGAGTGGGTACGCTGTATCCAGATGCCACTTTGCAAGAAGTCTGTGATGCAACGGATGCAGTATTACTGCCTATGCTCTGGACTAATGTTGTCTATAACATCGCACATAGCAACACAGCGACAACGGGAACGCTTTACTTTGAGGACAAAGTAGAAAAAGTTTTTTATGTAGGTCAGACTGTTGTCATCGGTGGCAATGGATCAAAGTTTAATGGATCAAAGACTCTTACTGGAGTAGGCGATTACAACATTACTTTTAACATTACGGGCCACAACAACACTCCAGCAGTAGAGCATCCAGTTCAACCTTTTGGCACAGTTACAGCAGACACTTATGTGGACTGGGCTTTAGACATGGCAATTCAACAAGCAGCTTTGATGATCGCTGTTGAAATCTGGCAAGCGCGTACAGCCACCCTTTCAGGCAGTAACGCAGTCGATTTCCAGCCCTCACCTTATCGAATGAGCGCACAGCTTCTCGCTAAGGTAAGAGGATTGATCGCGCATGCACTTGCGCCTACATCGATGGTGGGCTGATGCCAGTCGCAATAACCACTCTTAGAACCACACTAGCAACTGCATTAGTCAATAATGCTAAGTGGCAGACTTTCGCCTTTCCACCTGCCACAGTCCTTGCTAACTCTGTGATCGTGTCTCCAGATGATCCTTATCTGACACCGAATAACAATAAACAGATTTCGGTTGCACCAATGGCTAACTTCAAGATTGTCATGACTGTACCTTTATTCGATAACGAAGGTAATCTTAACGGGATTGAAGATACTGTTTGTAGTGTGTTCGCACTACTTGCAGCATCATCTTTAGTCTGTAATGTAAGCGCAATCAGCGCACCAAGTATTCTCAACGCTGCATCGGGAGACCTACTCAGCTGCGAGATGTCCGTATCAATCCTAACGAGTTGGAGTTAATTATGTCCGATTGGGAAAAAGAGAACGAAGCCTTTCTGATCAAGATCGGGCAGGTTAAAGAAGTACCAGCAGTAAAGCCAGCAACTAAAAAGGAAGAGGAATAACCGATGTCAGTTTATCTAGCCAATACCGGAGTTCTAACTGTTAATTCGGTAGATCTCTCAACATTAGTAACGAGCGTAACTATCAACCGCGCATTTGACGAGCTTGAGGTCACCGCACTTGGCGATTCCGGTCATCGTTTCGTTAAGGGATTGGAAGCATCAAGCATTACAATCGATTTCCTAAACGATGAAGCAACATCTAAGACACTCCAGACACTTGCAGCTGTATGGGGCACTAACACAGTAGTCACATTCAAGCAATTTTCTGGCATCACATCACCTACAAATCCACTTTACACAATGACATGCTTGGTCAATAACATCACACCTGTAAATGGTGCTGTTGCAGACCTTTCAACTCAGAGCGTAACTTGGAATGTATCAGGTACAATCGCAGTAACAACTGCGTAAAAACTAACTAACAAAGGGGCAACACATGGCAAAACTAAAGATCGTTCGACAAGATGGAAGCGTTATCGAGGGCGAAATCACACCTGCTGTAGAATACTTTTTCGAACAGCACACAAAGATGGGGTTTCATAAGGCGTTCAGAAACGAAGAGATGCAGAGTCATGTGTACCTTTTGGCTCATGAAGTAATTCGCAGGTCAGGTGAAACTGTTAAGCCTTTCGGGATGGAGTTCATCGAAACACTTAAAAGTGTTGAGGTGTTAGACTCCGACCCTTTAGCTTAAAGCGCGATCTTCCATTCACCTATCTAATTGCTAGGCTAAGCATTAGATTGGGGATTGCGCCACAGCAATTATTGGAGTTAGACAAGACCATGCTCGATGCACTTGTGCAAGGGCTCAAGGATGAAGCGAAAGAGGTGAGCGATGCCAGCAACAGTAAAAGGCGCGGTAGAGCTTAGGAAAGCCCTCAGAAAGTTCACACCTGATCTTGCTAAAGAAACTCAGAAAGAGATCAAGACAGCAATCACTCCGATCTCTAAATCGGCTAAAGGTTATGTTCCAGACCGCGGACAAGTATTAAGCGGATGGCTACCGCGGCAAATGTCAGAAGCGACTTTTCCTGCTTTTAATCCTACTGTCGTTAAGTCTGGCATCGGGTTTAAGACAAGTGCATCAAAGGCTAATGGACGAGGATTTAGATCCCTTGCTAGTGTGTTTAACAAAAGCAGAGCTGGAGCAATTTACGAAAGAATGGGCAAGTTAAGCCCTGACAGCAGATTCGTTGTAAATCAGAATGCCAAGTTCAGCGCACCCCTTAAAGGCAAGGGTCGCATGCAAGGTCGCGTTCTTTATCGTGCTTATGATGAGAACAATGGAAAAGCCAGAGAAGGTGTGCTTAAAGCCATTTCAACGGCTTCGAGAAAACTTAATCAACGAGCAAGCGTGAGAGGTTAAACATGGCTAATGTAGTCATTGACATTGCAACCGAGTTCACGGGCAAGAAGGCATTTAAGGAAGCTGAGACTTCTACAGACAGATTGACTAAGAATGTCAAGGGTCTTGCTAAAGGCTTGCTTGCTGTTTATTCAGCGCAGAAACTTCTCTCTTACGCTAAGGCATCTGTTAAGGCATTTGCAGAAGATGATAAAGCTGCTAAGTCTCTAGGCGTTACCCTAAAAAATCTAAATCTTGCTTATGGTGCGAATGTAGGCACAGTCAATGGCTTCATTTCTCGTCTTGAAATGCAGACAGGTGTGCTTGATGATGAGCTACGCCCTGCAATGGATCGACTGCTACGCGCCACAGGTGATGTTGCCAAGTCACAGGAATTACTTAACCTTGCATTAGACATTGCGGCAGGTACAGGCAAGTCAGTCACCCAAGTGTCACAAAGCTTGCAGAAGGCATACTTGGGTCAGACTCAAGCACTTGGTCGCTTAGGTGTAGGACTATCTAGAGCAGAGCTAACAAGTTCATCCTTTGAAGAAATCCAAGCTCGTCTATCAACTCTCTTTGCAGGTCAAGCAGTTTCAGCAGCAGACTCTTACGCAGGATCACTTGCTAAATTAACTATTGCAGGTAACAATGCAAAAGAAACAATCGGTGAAGGTTTAATCGATGCCCTAAAAGCTGCTTCTGGATCACAGACTGTTGATCCAGTTGTCAAAGGCATTAATTCAATCGCTAACGCCATTGCTAACCTTGCCCGTGAGACAGGCGATTTCATTGCCATCACTAGAGAGAATTTTGACTTAAAAAATCTTTCATTCTTCTACAAAGATCCTAAAGCCTTCAAGGGTCTAGGAAACATCTCAATGACTGTCTCTGGTCAAGTCGATAACAGAACTGTCAAGAATCAAAAGACCATTACAAAGCTCACAGCAGAGCAGGCAAAGAATCAAGCCAAGATCCTAAAGGACAAGCGGCTACAGGCTGCACTTGATAAGGCTAACATCGCCCTTAACAAGGGCACAGATGTCTTTGACATGGATAAGATCCAGAACGCGGCAGCTCTTACCAATCAGGCTCAGCTCTTGGCTAAGGCAACCAATGGCGCAGAATTGCTACAGATTGCCAATGACACAGCCCGCCTAAATGTTAAGAAGTCAATCCTTGCTCTTGAAGATGCGATTGCCGCTAAGGATGAAGCAGCCATTATTGCTGCAACTGGAAAACTTAATGAAGATCTAAAGATACTTGGTGCGCTTACTGGTCAAAAGACTCAGATGGCTGCTATCGAATCTATCCTCAAGGGTTTAACCCCTAAGGATCTAATTGATCAAAAGAATCTAGATGAGGCATTACGCAAAATCCGAGAGATGCTTGATCTTTTAGCTAAGATAAAACCACCTACTTTAATTCCAGATGGCACTGCCAAAGGCGGTACACCTTCGGATGGTGGAGTTCCTAAGGGTGGCACTCCAGATGAGATTATTAAGAAACTTATCCCAGATGAGATTATCAAGAAACTGATTCCGGACGATGGCTTTTTGCAGACACCAAACGGAATCAAGCCACTTACTAAGGCTCGCAGCACAGAAGAAATTAACAAGGCTGTAGAAGATCTTGGTGGGGTTGTCACTGTAATTGGTGAAAATGGTAGAGAGTTTAGCAAGCTAGTCGATGGCGCAGCAACAGTATTCCAGACGATTGAAGATGCAGGTGCATTTAACGCTCTGGTCAATTCTTTTGCATCTGGCACGATCAATTCATTTGATTCTGGGTCTTTTAGAGCAGCAGAAGGCGGATCAATCTTTAGTTCAGGCGCAGTAGGCTCGAGAGACAGAGACTTTAACATTACTGTGAACGCAGGCGTGGGAGACCCTAACGCTATCGCTGAGGCTATTAGCAATGTGCTTCGTGAAGCACAAAGCCGTGGAACATTATTGGAAATAGTATGACATGGCTTCCAGAGTGGCGAGTTACAGTAGGTGATGATGTCTATACCACTGTCACCTCTGTTTCCTATGCTTCTGGTCGCTTAGACATTGATCGCCAATGCACAGCAGGTTATTGTCGAGTAGAGATCATCAATGACAACAATGCACCCTTTACCATCAATGTTACAGAGCCAGTCACTTTAGAGCTTAAAAACTCATCTGGCACTTATGTAACTGTATTCGGTGGAGAAGTATCAGACTTTAACATCGGTGTCAGAAGCCCAGAGGAATCAGGCTATGTCACCACAGGCACGATTTTGGGCATCGGCTCGCT